CCCCACAATCGATCAAGAAATGGGCTAACATAAATCTTTTCTTTCGCCTTAGTCATCTTATGGAAAGTCCTGTCCGGAAAAGACAAATTGAATATAAGCGCGTGGTAGTGAGGTCGGCCATTTTCAGGGCCGTACTCGCCACAATGAAAAAACGGAGCCTTAAGGGGGCCACCTCCTTACGGAGACGTTTCATAAACTTCTGAAATATACCCACCTCCAGAGATCTGAACTTAGGCAAGTTCTCATCATTGAAAGTAAGAGTGATGAACGAGTTATTCGGATAGAGTGAGGCCTCGTCCATACAGCGCATAGCCCACTGGCGCGCGCGGTCAAGACGACAGCCTACACAGTTATTGCAGGGAAGCTTCAAATCAAGGCAGGACTGAGCCTGACCAGAAGAAAAGACGATCTCCCGCTTACCTGAGTCCAGCTTCTTACCGTAGAAGGCCTGGACAGGATGAAAGCAAGGCATTAGAGACGGATACCGCCACGCATAGGAGCCCCAGCCGTGTTCAACGGATGAGGACGGCTAGCATGACGAGAGAACATACGCTTTGACTTACCCAAGCTGAGCTTGTTTCTGCGCATATAGACCTCCTAGTAGTCGATTCCAGCCCGACAGCGGCAACGCCGCAAAGGCTGACCGCATGAGTCACAACGAACTAAGTGGATGGGGTCAGAACACCCCCCACACCCCCCCGGACTGCCACCGTTGGTGTCAGTCCACACAGGTAGATCAAGTAGAGCACCTGTGTGGGGTGGGCAATTAGGCCCACAAGAACGGTAAACGTTCATAAACCCCCCAACCCCCCTTGGAAAGGGGGGAGAAGGCCCTTTACAGGGCCAAGGACGTCATAAAAAGACGAAATCGGGGGAGTATCCCCCGAACCCCCTAAAAGGGGCCGCCGGCCCCCCAGCGCCCCCCAAACTACGCCGGGGGTGAACAAAAACAAAAACAACGAAGACAAGCGTTCAAAAACACGCACACGTAACGCGCGCACGAATAAAGAACGACAAGCTTCGGAGTTAAACAAGAGTCACCCCAATGGCGTATATATCAGACTCCGTCTGAAGCCGGAGTCTTAGTAGAGGGAGCTTTAGGCTCCACAACAGGCTTTGGTGGGGCATCCACCAAGCCAAGAGCGATCGCCTCATCACGATTAGAGGCACTCGCAAGAAAATCCAGCATTTTAGCTGGATCATTATCAAAACGTCGCCGGACTTTAGCGTCCAACGACATAAACAAATCATCCGCCTTGCGGATGGTTAACAAACACTCCCGCAAATCCGTAGGAATAGAAGAAAAATCAGAATAACGAGGAGGATTAGGGGAGAGAGAAGGAATATCCGCTCCGCGTTTAATGCGATCAATAATCATATTAATATCGCATTCATCCTTAGCCGATTGCTGAGTCAACGGCTTATCCTTAGAACAATCAAGTCGAACTTTACCCATAACACAACCTCCTATTTAGTCGGTAACCATTCACCAGACGTGGTATCACGAGGGCCAAAGTAAGCTTCAGAGGCTTCCTTGTCAGCCGCCGCTGAGGAAGACATTTCAGCGGATCGAACGCGAAACATCTGGCGCAGCCAAGAAACAAAGTCGCCGCGGGCTTCAGATTCAGGAATCTTGCCACGCTTCAAACGAGTATCAGCGTCCACATTAGCCCGGTGCGACTCAGTGAGATCAATACCAGCCTTCTTAGCACGCATATCAGCAATAAAACCTAGAGCATCTCTAGCACCAGAATAAACGTGAGACAGTTCAGGAACAATGGGAGCTTGCGCTCCCGTGCCCATTGCACCAGAGGGAGACGAAGCCCCCTCATTAACAGAAAGCAATGGATTCAGTCCAGCCGCACGTAAATCAGCGACCTCACGCTGGTGAGAAGTATTGGACATACGCTCTTGAAAGTCCATCTGCTTAGCGGCTTGATCTCCAGAGAAGGCCATAGAAGCCCGAGCTTGACTCTCAGCGGACTCATTCTGCTTTTGAGCAGAAAGATAACCAAGGGCAGAACTGCCCATAGAAAGAGCCGTAGAGCCAATGAAGGGAAGACCAACCGCGGCAGCGGCAGGGCCTAACATTTTCTTGAATGAAAAGCCCACATTAGAGCCTCGTCAAACCCGGCACACCATAGAGCGGCATAGGACGCGCACATTTAAGATCAATGAACGAATCCATAAGAATATCAGGCTCCGTAGTAACTGCCTTAATACGATTAAGGGGCGGAGTCTCAGAAATGAACGTATCACCAAGGACAGGAGCCGCCGCGAAATCTTGGGCAATATGCCAAGCTTCGAGAGACGTAATACCCGCAGAAGGGTTACTGGTAAAAGAGCCAGTGACTTCGCTTGGTTTATAGCGCAGTTCGGCATACCTCTCCTGATAGCCAAAAACAATATTGTCATTGGCTGTACCATCAGCGAAGATTTCGCCCTGAAGAACAGTCTGTTCGCCAATATTGGCGAGAGACGGCCAATAAAGGTCGTACTTCGTCGACCATGTGAATTCACGAGGAACACCCTGCTGATAAGTGAGATCACCCCAAACGCAAACAAGACCCAAAAGAAGACCATGCTCCGTCGCAGAGTAAGTGAAACTGTGACCAGAACCAACGGACGTACCATAAGCCGTAAGCTGACCAGCACCGGTGGCACCAGCACCAACTTGGTTCGTACCAGCAACAGGATTTATGTTCAAACGATCCTGTCCTGAGCCTAGGAACTCGACGCGCATTAGACGGAAGTCGGGTGAGGTAACCCCGAAGTGGGCCTGTATGACTTCTTTATAGCGCGTACCTCCTCTTGCATCGATCTCCAACATCTGCTGAAGGGCAATAGACTGGCGGAGACTATTAATCGTAGCCGCCGTAGCCGTCGTGAGATCAGCGTAGAGGTTCGCAGGATAGACACCTTCATCGGAACCAGCAAGGACAGAAGCACTCTGACGGGCAACCTCGTTACCGCCAATAGTACCCCAAGCAACCGCGCGATCATTAGTCAAAGTACCGCCATTAGAGCGGAGCCAATGAGCCGCTTCCGCCGCACCGGTCACACCATTACCAACCGAGGTTTTAACCAGGGCGGAGGTACCAAGCGGAAGAGTAAGAGCAGTGCCCTTCTGAGGGGCAGTCAGGGCACTGGTAAAGTAATCATGACGTTTGCCACGTTTAAGGAGAGCATAGTCCGCATAGGTATCGGGGCCATCATCAACATCAACAACAGCAGAATTCTGCATATTCTGATCGCGGAACCACTGGTTCCATGTCAGGTTGTACATACGATGCCAGAGCGAGTTAATGCTCTTAGAGGCGGCGAAAAAAGGGATTCCCAGATGATTAGTCAAGGAACCCGTAACGACACCAGCGGCTGGAGTCGGAATAGTCGGAATAATGAAGGTCGTAGATGCACCTACAGTATCCTGCTCACCGAAGAATTTACGAGCATTGGACCAGACCAACCTCATCGGACAGAAGAAGAAAAAAGTCGTCAAATACAAGTTATCCATCATGGGCTTAGTAAGAGCCGTTGAGCTCAGACGCGCCAGAATCGTAGCCCGGAGATTAAATGTGTCCCCCGGGAGCATGAAGTCACGATAGAAGGGAACCAAGTAACCAGAGTCGAAAGTCATCTTTCGACCATGGGAGCGATTAAAAGACGATCGTTGGATCTGAGCCTGAGGAACCTTCGAGAATTCGTGATTCATTTTAGACGGAAGAGCTTGCATGACTACCTCCTATTAGCGAACACAGTAAGTAACACTTCAATAATCAAACGAACCCAACGAGAATCGTAGTTACGCCTATTTCTTTCCATTGATTAAAGCCGGGTCAATTACCATGTCGGCACATTCTTTAGTAACACCGGGAAGAACCTTAACCTTATCATTCACAAAGTCAGAAGCAGTCGCCATCATCTTAATCACTTCGTTAGGTGCAAGCTCGGCGGAAGAATCATCGTAAATACCGATCTCATAAAGAACGTAGTCTTCCGGATGCTTATTAAATGGGCAATTTGTATCAGCAACAGCATCACCAAAAGCGCGAAGAGCGGAACCGACAGAAGGGGAGTAAAACGGCTGAAGGAAGGCAGAAGCTTTAACATCGCGGACCGCGAAAACTTTCAGGATCATATGACCTCCGTTTTTAGTTGGGATATTTGAGCAAGCTTCACTTTCTCTTTCACAAGGAGCCTGTCTTCGGTATTGTCATCTCGTAACGCACTAGCTTTGACCATCCGGTCGAGCTTAAGTTCTCGAAAACCATCCGGATCTTGAGCCTCATATTGCACGTCATAGAATTTACAGGGCTTGGTGTCAACACCTTTTATCACCCGGGAATCCCGAGGATAGACGTCTGAACTAAACTTGTCAAACCATCCACGACCTAAACCACCTCTGAAACGGAAATCTTGATCGTCTCGACCGGAACCCCTCGACATGGTGACATACTCGGGGGCAAGAATCTCTCCAGTATTAACGTTAAGGTAGTGATCACGGCTAACAACAGAGCCAACTTTCTTGAGGTTATACCGTGCGACATAAGCCGCAGAGCCAAAAGTAACATCACCAACAGAAGAAAAACCGAAACCCCACAAT